GGAGAGTCTAATACTACAGGCGCTTCAAACACTTTTATAGGCGATAGTGCGGGTAGAGAAACAACGACAGCTTCAAACAATACAGCAGTGGGGCAGTCAGCTTTACTCGCAAACACCACAGGGATTAATGGTACTGCGGTTGGTTCGCTATCCTTGGATGCAAACACAACAGGTAACTACAACGTAGCGTTAGGAACACTGTCTTTATCAGCAAATACAACTGCCGATGCTAATACTGGGCTTGGTTACGCGGCTTTAACAGCAAACACCACAGGCGCTAGTAACGTAGCCATTGGTAGAGAGGCTTTAGTCGCAAACACCACAGGCGCTGAAAACGTAGCCGTTGGTGCTTACGCCCTAGACGCAAACACCACAGCAAATAGTAATGTTTCAGTAGGTGTGGAGTCATTAACAGCTAACACCACAGGAGCTACTAATGTCGCAGTAGGTACTGGTGCTTTAAAGACTAACACCACAGCAAGTAACAATACCGCAGTTGGTAATTTTGCTTTACGACAAAACACCACAGGTGCAGATAACACGGCAACAGGTAGTCAATCTCTACAGCTTAATACAACAGGTTCAAGCAATTCTGCTTTTGGAAGATATGCGTTACTTAACAATACAACCGCATATCAAAACACAGCAGTAGGTCGTTCGGCTTTGCAAGAAACTACAACAGGTGCTAATAATACAGGGTTAGGTTATAGAGCCTTATATTTAAACACCACAGGCTCTGAGAACACAGCAGTAGGACGGCTTTGTTTAGATGCTAATACTACTGGTCAAGATAATGTTGCTATAGGTAATTCAGCGTTAGGTGGTAACACAACAGCATCTAACAATACCGCAGTTGGTTCTGCCGCTTTATTAGCAAACACCACAGGTACACAAAACGTAGCAGTTGGGACATCAGCAGGAGCCGCAATAACAACTGGCGGTTATAACTCTCTTATCGGTGCATATGCAGGAGACGCAATTACAACTGGGCAGTACAACACTGCTCTTGGTAGAGAGGCTTTAAGTTCTGTAACAACAGCGGATTCTAATACAGGTATAGGAAGAAACGCGGGTGGCGCAGTAACCACAGGGCTTCAAAACACATTCGTGGGCGGTCTTGCAGGTGACGCTACTGATGACGGTGCGTATAATGTGGCTGTAGGATATGCTTCACTGTCAGCAAATTGTGGAAATGCAAATACGGCTGTTGGTATGGGTGCGTTGACAGCGGGTACAGGACTTAGTAACACTGCCGTTGGATATTATGCAATGGGAGGAGCAGTTGCTAGCGGTACTCACAACACAAGTCATGGATATGCCGCAGGTTATGCAATTACATCTGGTAGCAACAACTTATGTCTTGGTGCAGACGCAGGACGCACAGGAAGTCCCGGCGGTAACCAAACAACTGGTAATGGCTCTATTGCTTTAGGTGACGAAAACATTGGTGATGCTTACATCCAAGTAGATTGGACGGTAGCCTCTGATGCGCGAGACAAGACAGACTTTACAGCCCTAGACCTTGGTTTGGACTTTGTTAAAGCACTGGCCCCCGTTACCTACAAGTGGGACAAACGCGCTAAGTACGGTGACAAGTATGCTGATGATTATGATCTTAATGATCAGACTCCTGACGGCACTCACAAGGAAGATTGGCTAGATATAGGCTTCAAGGCTCAAGACGTTGAAGTCCTTGAGATTGCCGCAGGATACAAGATAGCCGATAAGACCAATCTGACTACTAGCGTCACAGAAGATGGCAAGCAAATGGGTCTACAGTACAGCAAGTTTGTACCAATCCTAGTCAAAGCCATCCAAGAACAAAACGCCTTGATTGAGGCATTAACCGCACGAATCACAACCCTAGAAGGATAAATAACCATGACAGACCGTACCGAAGAACAACTAGCATCCGATTACACAGCAATGGGACACAGCATTGCATTGATTACAGATGTTATAGCAGGTAATGCTATGGCTGATGATGATGCCGCAGATAGGCAGGACTGTGTTGATCGTAATACTCAGCACCTAGAGTTGATGAAAGCTAAAGATGATTGGGGCAGTGAAGATTTTACAGACGCAGATGCCGCGATTGTTGCAGGTAACGGATACACAGCGTAATGGGACAAATTAAGCAAGCATTAAAATCAAAGACCGTACAGTTTAGTATTGCACTGGCAGTCCTGAGTATATTACAGGGTTATGTAGGCTTTTTGCCTGTTAGCCCCGCAGGACAAGCTATGGTAGGTTGCATCATCGCAAGCTGTGTAACAGTATTGCGTTTTGTCACAACAGCGCCAATATCAGCTAAGTAGCTTTATTTATATTAGTTATCCTAATATAATACTTACTCACTTAATTGAAGGAGTCTATTATGACCGACCAAACTGAAGAACCAACACTAACTATCGGCGATACTACTTACCCAGTTTCTGAGCTTAGTGATGAAGTAAAAGAAATGTTGTCGTTACATGAGCAAGCTGTACAAATGTCAGTAGCAGCAAAGCGGCAAGCTACTATTCATGATCTTGCTGTAGCTAATATTGCTTCATTGATTGAAAAGAAGGTAACAGAAACCGAAGAATGAGGTACGCATGGCGTATTTTAAGCGAGACAGGTTTAGCGGAATTGCACCTGGGGTTTCTCCCAGGTTGCTCGCTGACCAATTTGGCCAGACAGCGGAGAACGTAGACCTCGAATCGGGAAGACTTATCTCGATTAAAGAGGACTCTGATACTTATGCTTTACAAAATTCTATAAGGCGTTCTATTTACTACTACCGAGATACTAACTGGCTAGAATGGTCCGAAGACGATGTCAGTGTGGTCCCTGGGCCTATCCCGGGAGATACTACTGATCGTCTGTACTTTACAGGCGATGACTACCCCCGCGTTGGTACATATACATCACTTGTTGAGGGGTCAGTGGGTTACCCCGTTAACTCTTACCGACTAGGTGTCAAGGCGCCTACTTCCGCACCTACTACAACTAAATCAGGCACCGCTGATGACACACAGACACCATCAGATGTAAGCTATGTATATACATTTGTTAGTGCAATGGGCGAAGAAGGACCGCCGAGCCCCCCTAGTACTGTGTTTGAATTAACTGATACTGAAACTGTTGAAGTAACGATGGGCAGTACTTTATCAGGCACCTATAACTTTGGCGCTGGCGCGTTAAGACGCATCTATAGATCTAATACGGGTAGCACTAATACTACATTTCAGTATGTTGGATTTACTGACTATACGGACCAAACATTTACTGATACTGTGAATGCAGCTAATCTTGGTGAAGTATTACCAAGCGGTACATGGATTGAGCCCCCGAATGATAACGGCACTGTATACCCTGATGGGCCTTTACAGCAGCTCATACCACTGGCGCAAGGCGTTATGGCGGGCTTCACAGGCAAACGCTTTTGCCTTAGCGAGCCCTTCCTCCCTCACGCATGGCCAATTGCTTACCGTATAACGACTGAAGAAGATATTGTTGCTATCGCTAGTACAGCAAATGGCGTAGCTGCTTTAACTGATGGACAGCCTTACTTCATTACAGGCACTGATCCATCAGCAATGACCGCGATCCGTATAGATCTAGCACAAGCCTGTGTTAACAAACACAGCGTCGTAGATATGGGAGACTATGTTCTTTACGCAGGGCCAGATGGTTTATGTGCCGTGCAAAGCGCTTCGGGGTCCGTGGTCACTAATGGTTTGATTTCCGTAGAACAATGGAATAGCGACTTTAATCCTACGACTATCCGAGCATTTAAACATGAAGGAACTTATGTTGCTTTCTATTCAGGCGGCGGTTGGGTATACGATCCTCGAGGTGAAGAGAGCGCATTGACTACATTGTCTCTATCTTCAGATGTACGCGGTGGTTACACAAACCCGAAAGACGGTGAGCTATATATCATTGTTGGAAATAAAATTAAAAAATATCGTGGTGGTAGTACAAGCAAAACTGCTACTTTTAAAAGCAAAAAGTTTGTTACACCATCTCCTGTTTCTATGAGCTGGGTGTCCGTACATGCTAATGAGTACCCAGTAACCGTAAAAGTGTGGGGTGATGGTACGCTCGTTGCCCATTACACTTTAAGTAAATCAGGCTCTACATACACTCAAGCGACAACTGTGCCTAGTAGTATTAGTAATGGTACTTTACGTGAGCCTGTTATGCGTATGCCTGCCGTTGTTGCTCAGGAGTGGGAGGTCCAAGTCGAAGGTACTGATATTAACGAGTTCTGTCTTGCTCAATCGATGGAGGAGATCCGTGGAACATGAGACCAACACCCACTAAACTTCCAGGGATACCAAGACCCCCACAAGGTATATCCCCCCAACTTACAAAATATCTCGAAAGTATTGCTGAGTCTTTAGAAATACGGCTTGGTCGTAAAGGTGACCCAGTAGACAGGGCCGTTACGCTCCGTGAGTTAATTCTAAGTGGGCTCGCTAAAGACTTAAAAAGTAACCCTTTTGATCCAAATAATGTAACAGATGATAACATTGGTATTGGGACTAACCCTTTTACTAATACCTTCGTTCCTACTGCTCCGACGAACTTTACCGCTAATGGCGCTTACAGTCAGGTTAATCTCTTCTGGGATATACCCCTGTATGGTAATCATGCCAAAACAGAAATATGGTCGCACACATCAGATGTTCTTGGTGATGCAACTTTAGTTGGTGTGTCTGGCGGCGGCTCATTAATAGATCCTATAGGTGGTGGTGCGAGTCGTTATTATTGGGCGAGGCATGTATCTACTAGTGATATAAATGGCCCTTATAATTCTTCGGCGGGTACTCTTGCTACAACTGCTACTAACCCCGCGGCTATTTTAGCTGAATTAACTGGGTCTATTTCCGTAAGTCATCTAACTAATTCCTTAGCGGAATCAATTGATGGTTCAGGTTCAGCAGTTGATATTTCTAATCTAGAAGCTTTTGTAGGCTTTGTTTCAACTTATGACCCTGCTGTAGATGGCTCTCTACTTGGCCGTATGGGTGGAGTTGAAACAACAGCGGATGGTCTTGTGACGACCTATGGCTCTACAACTAGTGCGGCAGCTTCAGCAGCCTCAGCTAGTGCTGCATCATCAGCAGCAATTGCAGCAAAAGTAGCCGCTTTATCTGCACAAACTGGTGCAGAAACTGCAGAAGACAACGCTGCGCTGGCGGAAACAAGCGCAGAAACTGCTCAGTCAGCAGCCGAGACCGCGCAAACTGCTGCGTCGACATCTGCTACAGGTGCTGCAGGTAGTGCATCTTCAGCTACAAACTCTCAAACTGCTGCTGCAAACAGCGCTACCGCTGCCGGGGGCTCTGCAACTGCTGCTGCTACAAGTGAATCTAATGCATCTACATATGCAACAAATGCAGGGACTGCAAGTACTGCTAGTACTGCATCTAAAGTTGCAGCTGAATCTGCTAAGGATGACGCTGAAGACTCTGCTACTGCCGCTGCTACCAGTGAAACTAATGCAGCTACATCTGCAACAGATGCTGGAACTGCAAGTACAGCCGCAACTACAGCTAAACTAGCGGCTGAAACCGCTCGTAGTGGGGCTGAAACTGCCGAAACTAATGCGGCGTCTTCTGAAACAAACGCTAGTGGCTCACAAAGTGCCGCTTCACAATCCGCAACAAATTCTGCTAATAGTGCCACGGCTGCTGGAGTTTCTGCAGGCGCTGCGGCAACATCAGCCAGCACAGCCTCTTCCAAAGCAACGGATGCTGCACAAGAGGCGGCAAGTGCAACAGTTGCTAAAAATGCTGCTGAGACTGCAAAAGCTGCGGCTGAAACTGCGGAAACTAACTCGGCCTCAAGTGCGACGACCGCTGCTGGTTCTGCATCTAGTGCTAATACTTCTGCTACTAATGCTGCTCAAAGTGAGTCAGATGCTGGGGCATCTTCGTCAGCTGCCGCTACTTCTGCAAGTAATGCGCAGACTTATGCTGGGGCAGCAGGTACAGCCTCTGCAGCTTCAGTTGCGGCAAAACTAGTAGCGGAATCTGCTTCTGCAACTGCAGGTACTTATTCGTCTAATGCGGCTGCAAGTGCGACTGATGCAGAAGACTCTTCCATAGCAGCGGCCTCGACTGTCAATGGTTTGACCGCAAGATTAAACAATGCAGGCGGAACAGGTGTTACAGTTGAGCAGGCATATAGTGCCGCAGCTTCTGACATATCAGGGCTTGAAGCACAGTATTCTGTAAAGATAGATAACAATGGACACGTATCAGGTTTTGGTTTGGCTAGTGTAGAGGTTGACGGCGTACCAGAATCCGCGTTTGTAATACGTGCAGACAAATTTGCAATTGTTGACCCCGCATCTACAGACAACGATACAACTAATACACCTTCCGCCGACGTAATACCTTTCGGTGTTACTAATGGTGTTGTGTATATCAAGTCTGCAGCTATCGAAGATGCCTCAATTACTGCTGCGAAGATTGGCTCCATCAATGCTAATACCATTACTAGTGGCACGATTAACGCAGACTATATTTTTGGTGGGTCTATAGACGCATCGAACGTAACTATTTCAGGTGTGTCTCCTTCTTTTGACATTAGATCTGCGTCAACAGGCGCGCGAATGGAGATAAAAAGCGAGTCAATCAAGATTTACGACTCTTCGGGTATCCGCGTTAAATTAGGAAACCTTGCGTAATGGTATATGGTCTTGAGGTTTTCGCCGCGAATGGAACAAAAGTTATTGAGGCTTCGAGTCGAGTAACTCGTTCCTTTGGAGAAGGTACTACATCGAGCATTACGCACGGGAGCTATGTAGATGTGAGCGTCACTGGTATGACTTCGAGTGATGACTGGCAGGTTTTTTCGACGCCAAACAGCGCGCCTAATTCGACAGCTGCTAGATCCCATGATACCCAGAGATTTTCAGGTTATTTTAGAATCTCTAATAATATGGGTGTGACAAGCACTTTTGATTACATAGTAATTAGGAGTGGCTGATGAGTTACGGTTTTCAGGTTTATAACAGTAGTGGGCGGGCTGTAATTGATACGGTTCAGGGCCTATCTCTACTCTATGCAACAGATAGTGGGACTGCGACAGCGAATAATGATTTCCCTACAACGAGCTGGTCAGGGAGTGATTTAATTATTGCTAGACCTGCTGACTCTTCTCTTGGTGGCAGTAGTAGCACTTACCGCCCGAGACTATCGAGGAATGTAAATGGTAAGTGGGGAAAAGGATTAACAGGATTTCCTAATGCTAATAACGGGCGCGGCGGGGGCTATGTAGTCTGGCGCGAACTAAAGGCGCAGTCTACTGCTAACTTAACTCCGTCAGGTCGAGGGTTAGTTGTATACGACGGTGCAGGTACTGCAAGTTCTAACGTACTTTTTTCAGCTACTGATTTAGATGCGACAGCTGCATTAGTGGCTACTGGCAAATTTAATGGGACTGATACAGGAGCCATTAATGGCTATTACACAGAATTTACAATGGACTCGAGCCTAGATGAAGGACGTTACTACGCTCTAGTGTCGAACGCACAGTCTGTATATATCACTGGTTCTCAGGGGAACAATAGTAGATTTCATGTAAGTTATGATTTTGACTACGCGGCAGGGAAAATCAGGATGTTGAATTATTTGGGTGTAGGAAGCAGTCGTTATGGCTTCACCACGAATGTAGATTGGGCAATTTTTTATGTCATTAATGGTGGCACAGTAGACAACAACTTTTCATAGGTAGAGATATGGCACACAGATTTGCATTTATAAATTCTGAAGGACAGCTTAACGGTATATGTTCTCCTGGGAGTGATGATCAGTTTGTTAATTTGCAAATGTATGGAGATTCTCGTGCTGTAATTATCCCAGCGGAGGTTGACAGTGATGATCTAATGGTGACGGGGTGGTATGACACTGACGACGATACATGGAAAATAAGAGATAAATGCCCTTCCCTTTATCATGTTTGGGTGGACAAAGCATGGGCTTTTGACTCCGAATCTTTTTTTGAAATACTTCGCTCGGAAAGGAATGAAAAATTATATTCATCTGATTGGACACAGCTTGTTGACAGCCCTTTGTCTGATTCTAATAAAGCTTTATGGGTAACGTATCGTGCAGCCCTAAGAGATGTTCCCTCAACTAATGCCAGCATAACATCATTAGACGATGTAGTTTGGCCCGCTGAACCTGGAGAATAGAATGGCCACTAGAAACTACAAAAAAGAGTATAAAGAGTATCATAGCAAAGCAGCGCAAAAGAAGAATCGAGCAGGCCGTAATACAGCGCGTCGTCGAGCACTCGCGGCGGGGAAAGTCTCGAAAGGTGATAAGAAGGATATACACCATAAAGACGGGAACCCTTGCAATAATAAAAGCGGGAACGTCACGGTGGTAAGTCGTAAAAAGAATCGTGGTGCGTACAGGTTCGCATAACCTAAATGCATTAAAGTCATTCGCTTCATGACTTGACTCTCACTATAATAGCGCCTCATTCAACAGAGGTGTTTATGATCGTTTACATGTTAGTATTTTCCATCGCTAGTCTTTCCGCAATTGCGTTTGATGATTTAAAAGTAGCTCGTCGTAATGAGTGTGACAATGTCACAATAAAAGACGAACTAAAATAAAATATATAGAAATATCATGAACTTAGGAAATCCCAAGCACACTATACAAATAGGCGTAAATAGAGCGTAAGTAATTGAAATAGAACAATAATTCAAAATCTAAACCCCGCAATCCCTGTCCCTCCGCCAACTTTATAAGTCTTTGTTTTATAAATAAAAAGTTATAGAATAGAAGACTTAGTCACACTAGAGTCACACTATGGCGACCGTAAGGAAACGGGGCAGCAAATACCAGGCACAGGTACGCATCAAAGGGTTTTCCCTCCAGACAAAAACTTTTTTAACATCTGCAGCAGCAAAAGCATGGACTCGCCGTGTAGAGATGAGCATGGACGACGGTTCATGGATCGATCCTCGCGAATCACGGTCCGTGCTCATTGGTGATATATTAGATTTGTATGTAGAAGACATAGAGAAGTTTGAGGCTATAGATAAATCCAAGGCACATAAGATAGATATGGTTCGTCGATACTTTGGCCATCTTTCCGTCCATGAGTTAGAACCAAGTCACATCATGGACTTCGCAGCCGAGCGTAGCAAACAAGTCAAACCTTCTACCCTGGGCAAGAACCTATACTTTTTTAAGCAGGCGGTGAGTAATGCTGAGATGCTGCATGGCTTAGTATTAGTTGGCAGGCCCCTCGATAATACAATCAAAATACTTACGCAGCGGAAGATCATTGCCCAGAGCGAGGAACGGACAAGAAGACTTGAAGGTGATGAATGGAAGCAGTTAACAGATGAGGCTGGCACACATTGGATTAGACCAATGTTAGAGATCGCTGTAGAAAGTGGTATGCGTCAGGGGGAAATACATAGCTTAGAATGGAAACACATTGACTTTGATAAGAGTTTAATAGGTATTTGGAGGAAGGATAAGCGTTCTGTTGGGGGTAAGAAATGGCACATAATACCCATGTGGAGGGGCGTGAGAGAGGCGCTCCTACGTGTATCAAATGAAACTGGCAAGGGCTCAACTGTGTTCTGTGTTAAGCGTTCGTCGAGTATTTCTGATAAGTTTGCACGTATGTGTACAAAGTTGGATATTGTTAACTTACGTTTTCATGATCTACGACACGAAGCCATTACGAGAATGTTTGAAGACAGAAAGATGTCTGTAGAGCAAGTTAGATTAGTTTCTGGGCACAGTAGCTTAGATCAATTGTCACGTTATGTTAATCTTAGACCTGAAGACTTAGTAGATTAAGTAATTTTTTCACCCATATAATTTGCTACGCCTTCTGTTGGGAACAAATACTTTTTACCTAATTTAGCATGTGGAATATGCAGGCGTCCGTGGTATATCTGTTGATACATACTTTGTTTTTTAATTTTCAGTAGGGCTGCTAGTTCAGTTATATCCATAAAAGGACCATATTTATCTAGCAATATCGTTGTCAGCTGTGCTGTCATATGGACTTAATCTCCTTGCTTTTATTAATTTTATAATATATTTAGTAGAAATTAAATATTTGATATTAGTTTGCTAATATTTAATTATTTAAAATAGGTAAAAGAAACTACTGCCCAGAGTGTACGTATCTTAGATGAGTCAGGTAGGTTATCTGGTGAATAGAGGGAGAGGTATTTCTCCCCTTTTAGTATAGCGGCATAACATCCTGGGGAGTGCATTTCAGAGGGTTTAACTAAGCGCGCATAACATTCTTTATAGGGCTTTGGTCCATCAGAAAAGAGCGTTGTATAGCCCTCAATATTTGGAATTTTTACTAGAAGGGAAGAACTGGCTTTTCGGCTAAATAAAGTTTCGTTGATTCGCTTAGTCATATCACAAGCATTATAAGCTACAGTCCTACGTTCAACGCTAGGCAGCTTGCTTTCTATCTTAGGGTCAATATCTCGAGGGTCAACGCTTAGGAAGTTAGCCAGCTTTACAATAGCAGGAGCTCGAAGCTCGGTAATGTTGTTAAGGTAGTGGGAAATTGCGCCTTGCGACCAGCCTAATTCTTTGGCAGCTTCAATTTGGGTAAATTGCATTTCTAACTTTTTGCTATTCCAAATTTTTCGTAGATTTACAACTGCCTCGGGTAGCTCGTTGTCCGTTTTCATGGTTTGCTCTTCCTAAGTGAGTTACTTCATAGATCCATTTCGCAACATCATGTCGAGATATATTTTGTTCTATATATTGCAGTTTACTAATATTAGTAGAAAAGTCACTAGGTATTATTATAGCGGTGTCTTCAACACCTATAACCAAAGCAGCGCGGGCTGGACCATTTATACGCTCTAACCACTGAAGTTGTAGTTCAGATAGGGAGTGACGTATTAAAGTATCATCACGCTTGGGGAGTAATTTAATATATTTATACTCTACGAACAGAAGCCCAGATGGGCCACAATACATGGCATCTGGCACGCCTCCAGTGTATGTGTCATGGATCTTCCATGAGTACACTTCGGGTGAAAGGTATCTGTGTACCGATCTGATGAAACTGTGTTCATTCATAAATTAAATGATGCGTTTTGGCTTACAGTGCATCAAGCTGTATTACTTAGCGGCGCTGGCCCCCCAGTGCCGTAGCCTTATTATTAGCTGTGCTAATTACTTAGCGTACTGCTCGTATAGGCCTTCCGCGGCCTTGTAGTCTTCTTCCTGAGCCCAACCAACAAACGAGACTTCGCAATTCATAAATGCCTTGCCCATCTTGTTCTCGGTAGGTACACCAGATACTTTCCAAAGACCTGCGAAACGATCACCACCTTTCATACCAATCTGGGAGTTCCACGCTTTGGATACACGTAACTTAGAACTGGCAAAGTCCATGATGGCTGGTGCACGTTCGAGTTCACCAGTTTCAGGGTCCTTGATAAGGATGACATGAGCGTGTGTCTCATTAATGTCATACTCACTAGGTTTGTCCTGCTCATCAACTTTGGTTTGCGCTTCAGCCATTGAGGGGAAGGCACCTAAGTAGCCGCCACCTGCATCTAACTGGCGCCATACAACGAACTCTGTCTTAAAGTGTAAAGACAGAACGTATATGTCATTGCCATAGTTATGGTTAGTTAGTGTGTTGACAAAGTGTCCAGGTTCACAGCCTTCAATAAAACTGGCATGATGTTTATCCACTTCATTAGACATCTTTTGTAGAAGTTTAATGCGCGGGATCTGGACATTTTGGCCGACGTTTTCATTACCACGCCCTGCACCTTCTACTGCTTTTAGGTGCGCGGGTAACTTGTCGTTGGATGCTACTAATTGTACTGCTACTGCTGATTTACTCATAATATATACTCTTCATGATTCATGTTTAAAGGGAACGAAAGTTAATTCGCCGAATTTCACGGGGCTGTAGACCAGGAACTTCTTCACCAAGTTTCAGAAGCTCTTTGTATGCAGTCGACGAAACCCGTCTTTGCAAAAGACTGTAATCTTTAGTGGTATTGATATGCTCATAAAGCGCATCCCAATTAGTCACGTCAGGTACAGTATCTTGATTAATGGACACACTAGCTTTGTCGTTAGCTGTACGCGACAAACCTTGCTCATCCAATTTGGTTAGGAGTTGGTAGTCCAACTCACTTTCAGTTTTGTTGAGTTCTTTGAGCTGCGCATTAAGGGCGACTTTCTCACTCTTAACGCTTGCTCTTGCTTCAATTAGTTCATTAATATTCATAGTTTTTCTCTTAGGTTTTTAGTTTATTTAGGGTTTAGTTTATTTAGGATTCCGAGTAGATCGTCCATTCGCTCAACCTTACCTTCTAACTTTTCATACACATCTGTTTCCCAGGTATCACGGGCTGCAATCTGTATGATTTCAGTTTTTTCGGTTTGGCCTGCTCGATATATGCGGCGATTGAACTGCTGATAATGTTCTGCGTTATAAGTTGGTGAGGCCCATATGACTGTTTTAGCTTTTGTCATAGTCAAGCCGTGCCCTGCTGATTGAGGGTGGCAGAACACTACTTGTAACTGCCCTGCTTGTATGCGGTCAACAATTTCTTTGCGTTTGTTTACAGGTGTAGAGCCATCAATAATTCCATAACTAATACCCATTTTTGTTGCAGTATTAGCTAGTTGATCGCGTTCGTGCTTCCAGTTGAAGGCGACTAACGAATGTTTACGTTCTGCTACTAGCTGCATTACTAGGTCATAACGTTCGTTATGAATACCTACTACTTCTCCGTATTCGTCGTATACTGCACCAGTGCATATTTGTAAAAGCTTTTTAACTTTAGCCCCAGCATGAACTGCGTTTACTGTTGCTTTATCTGTATATAGAACAGAATCAACAACAAGCCCTTCATATTGTTTTCTTATTTTCTTAGGTAGCGTGACGTACATAGCGCTTACAGTTTGTTCTGGCATGTCAATACATTCGGTTAATTCATACCTAATGTTGATGTCACTTAATGCGGCCGCTACTACTTCTTCCGCATCCTCTTTTTGTACCCACTCATTAGCAAAGCCATTAAATCTTGGGGTACAGACTGAAGATCTAAAACTATAGAAACGGTGTCCAAGGCGTTCTCCGTCATCGACGATTAGTGTCGGGTGCCAAACATCGAGTATGCCGTTACTATTTGGAGTACCTGACATAGCAATACGGTTAGTAAACGCTTCTGCGATTTTGCGGCAGGCTTTGCTGCGCTGTGAGTCTTTGTTTTTGAAGGCAGTGAATTCGTCAATAACGAGCGTGTCAAAACCACATAGGACGTGGTAGTTCTTAACAATCCACTTAACTGCATCGTGGTTAGTAATCACTACATCTTCTGTACCTAGGAATGCTTGTTCACGGTTTTTGGCGTACGCAACTGCGTACGTTAGTTCAGGAGTAAACTTTTCAATGTCATCGCCCCATGATGCTTCTAAGATAGACAACGGTGCGAGAACTAAGGTTCGTGTTCCACGGTTCACGATCGCATCTAGAACAGAACGTGTTTTACCTGTACCTGGATCGGATGTAATAAGGCAACGAGAATTCTCGTTAATAAAGTCAGTCGTGACTTTTTGATGTTCGAAGGCTTCGTACATAGGCATCACTCATTGATGGTTGATAATAATACTATAGCTAATATTAATGTTCAATAAAAACAACGGGGTTCGTGCTAGACCAGCAGTAGCCGCAGGTTGCACAACTATCTGTTTTGCCCAGTTGCTCGGGGCATATAACGCCTTGCTCAACATACTCTAAATCTTTTGACTGGATAACATGCGCACTAAATTCTGTGTCCCAGTCATCTGAAAAACGAACACGAAAACGGTCGTGGTGTAAACGATTAATGTTGTTGATAAAGAGCCCAAGCGCAGATGTGGATGTGTGGTGTGTGTACCCAAATACATTCATGTTTTTAAACTGGTATAACCACAGTTGCCATTGCATGACATAAAATGGGTCATAGAAATCACCTAGGACATGTAGTCTTACCACAAACCCTTCTTGGTGTTTATGGTTGAGGACTGAAAGTTGTTGCTCCAGCTGAGGTATAAAGTTAGGGTCAGTGTGATCAAATCTATGTGCAAACGGCATGTTGTCGCCATAGCAGTTGTCCCATTGTTCACAATCAGGAGGACAGGTAGCACGTTCTTCAAGTGTTAAAGAGTACATAGTCATACCTTTCCACTTTTTGACACTAATTTTATCTCCTAGTTTTTTATTTTGCTTTCCTCGTTTTAACATGGATAGGCTGGGCGCTTTGACGCCTTTGCGATACCTCGTTGTTGGAGGGCGCAGATTTTTTACTGGGATTAGGTTCGCGGCTAAGGATGTCATCGAGAATCTCCTGTCTGAGTTGAGCAGCTGTCGATCTGTCGCACTGAGTCATGATCTTGATTTCCAATTTCTTCAGGCGGTGTGTAGTCCAGTACATCGCTTCGTTGGGATCGGTTGCGAGCTTGTACTCGACTAGCTTCCCATCTTTTTTGTAAAGCATTTGCATACATTAAATCCTTAACTGGTTGGGCGAATAGTTCTTTATAATTAATCATCTGGGAACTCCATGCTGTGGGCTTCATCACAAAGTTCCATAGCTTTATTAAGGTGCACAGTTGCTGAATCCATGCGACCTGTCTGTAACATTAGAGTCATGAATTCGAGTTGAAATTTAATTTTGTGACCCATACTTTTTGGTTTGGGTTGTTCATTTATTTCTTTCATTATTTTTCCTCTTACGTTGTTGTCGCCAATAATGCTCTTTGTCCAAGAGCATTAGGTATGCGCCATAAATTAATATGGCAAAGAGAAGTAAGAAGCTAATTGCAGCTAAGTATTCGAGTACTGTTTGTATAATCAT